AGCTGGAGTATAAGGAGTAAATTATGGCTATTAATAGAGCACAATTAGCGAAAGAATTAGAACCAGGCCTTAATGCCTTGTTTGGTATGGAGTATGCCCGTTACGATAACGAGCACGCTGAAATATTCGATCAAGAAACTTCTGATAGAGCATTTGAAGAAGAAGTAATGATTGTTGGTTTTGGTAATGCACCAGTCAAACCTGAAGGTGAAGGTGTGGCATTTGATAACGCCAATGAAGGTTTTACAGCAAGATATGAGCATGAAACAGTTGCTCTAGCTTTTGCTTTAACCGAAGAAGCTGTAGAAGATAATCTGTATGATAGACTTGGATCTAGATATACTAAAGCACTAGCTAGAAGTATGGCTAACACCAAGCAGATCAAAGCTGCAGGTATTCTTAACAATGCTTTTTCAGCTTCATTCAACGGTGGTGATGGGAAACCATTAGTGGCAACTGATCACCCACTTACAGGCGGTGGTACAGGAGCCAATAGAGCTGCTACCTTTGCTGACTTGAATGAAACTTCATTAGAAGATGCACTTATCAGAATCTCAACTCAGGTTGATGATAGAGGTCTAGCAATTGCACTACAAGGGACAAAATTAATTATCCCACCTCAGTTGCAATTTGTTGCTGACAGACTTTTAAACTCACCAGGTAGAGTTGGAACTTCTGACAATGATATTAACTCAATCGCAAATCAAGGTATGCTTCCTGAAGGTTATGTGGTAAATCATTACTTAAATGACCCAGATGCTTACTTTATTAAGACAGATGTACCTGACGGTTTCAAACATTTTGTTAGAAGCCCAATGGCGACATCACTTGAAGGTGATTTCGATACAGGTAATATGAGATACAAAGCTAGAGAGAGATATTCATTCGGATTCTCAAACTGGAGATGTGTCGATGCTTCTCAAGGGGCATAACACTTAACCGTAAAAGTGTTAAGGGCTACTTCGGTAGCCCTTTTTTATTTGCTTCGTCTTTTTTTGTAGGTTATTATTGATTTGTTAGTTAATGAGGCGCATGGTGCGTTCCATTCAAAATAAGGAGTTCATAATGGCTAACCCACATTTTCAAAATTTAATTTTATGGGCAGGTAATACTGTCGCAAGTAAATCAAAAAAAGATTTACCGATGTTTCAACCGTATCCGTCTGATCAGACATATTATGGATACTTTAACGACTTCATGACTTACAATTCAGGTGACTGGACTGTAACAACAACTGAAGCTGGTACAGGCTCTGCTACAGAGGCTATTGGTAGTGTCGCAGGAGGAGCATTAGTTTTAACTAACGCTGCTGGTGATAATGACTTAGACTTTTTACAATTAAAAGGTGAGTCTTTTAAACTATCAACAAGTAAAAGAGCGTTTTTCTCTGCAAGATTCAAAGTTTCTGATGTAGATCAATCAGACTTCGTTATTGGTCTTGGGATTACAGATACTACACCACTAGATACAACAGATGGTGTATTTTTCATTTCAGCAGATGGTGACGCAGGTTTAGATTTCTTAATAGAGAAAGATAACACAAACACATCTACTGAAGACGTAGCGACTATGGTTGATGATACTTTTATTACTGTCAGCTGGTTTATAGATCCTGATGCTTCTAAAATATTTTATGCAGTAAATAATGCAGAACCTGTAGGTGTAGTAAATACTAACTTACCTGATGATGAAGAGCTTACAGTTTCTTTCGGCATACAAAACGGGGAAGCGGTAGCAAAATCTATGACAATTGATTATGTAACAGTATTGGTAGAGAGATAATGGCAGACGTAGTAACAACACAAACTATTCAAGACGGTCAAAGAAAGGCCGTCATGAAATTCACTAACGTTTCCGATGGAACTGGTGAAAGCGGTGTTGTTAAAGTTGATGTCTCCGCTTTACAAGCTAATGCAAAAGGCGAGGCTTGTACAGGTGTTACTATACAAAGAATATATTGGGCCTGTCGTGGTATGGGTGTAGATTTATTATTCGATGCAACTACTAACGTGTTAATTACAGGTTTACCAGCAGATAGTACTGGCGATGAGTACTACGATAATTTTACTGGTATACCTAATAATGCAGGCAGCGGTAAGACTGGAGATATTCTCTTTACAACATTAGGTCACTCTGCAGGTGATACATATTCTATCATCTTAGAGCTCGTCAAAGAGTATGGCTAAGAATATAAAAAGAACAGTAGGTCGTGGTGGTAACTATCGACCTACTAAAGCTGGTGCTGGCATGACCAAAAAAGGTGTAGCAGCATATAGAAGAAAAAACCCAGGATCAAAGCTGAAAACAGCTGTTACGGGTAAAGTAAAACCAGGAAGTAAAGCAGCAAAAAGAAGAAAATCTTATTGCGCTAGATCTCTTGGTCAATTAAAACGAAGTTCTGCTAAAACTAGAAATGATCCTAACTCTAGAATCAGGCAGGCTCGCAGGCGCTGGAGGTGCTAATATGAGCTTTTGGGAAAAAGTTGGAAATTGGTTTGGCTGGGTAAAAGTCAGAGCACGTGATGAAGATGGTCGATATATCGCAGATGATAAATCGACAGCAAAGAATGAAGCCTATACAATGGTGCATAAAGATTTGGTTGCTAAACCAAAACCTAAACGTAAATACAAAAAACGCAAAAAGGTAGAAGAAGCTCCAAAGAAAACTAAAAATACTAAAAGGAAGAAAAAATAATGGCGATTTCAAGTACAAAAACAGTTCAAAGGGTAGAGGTATATCCTTTAGCAGATAGTTCAGCAGATGCAACCGCAAATGCTAAACACCCAACTATGATGATAGTGTATGAAAATACTCTATCTGGGACAGGATCTGATGCTCATTTGGACGGTACAGTAGCTACAGAAGTCAAACATCTAAGTAAGTTTGTATCCGATGGTGGATCAGCTACAGATGTATCAGGTGAAGATGCTTTAGTGCAGACCATCTGTGGCGCTATCTGGGCATAATGTACGAATATAAATGCGAGGTCACTCGTGTGGTCGATGGGGATACAATAGATTGTGTCCTCGACCTCGGCTTTAGTATTTTACATAAATGTCGTGTCAGACTTTATGGTATAGATACTCCTGAATCTAGAACTCGTGATCTAGATGAAAAAGCTAGAGGTAAACTAGCTTCTAAGTTCTTAGAAGATTCTATAAATAACGGTAAACAGGTAATTTTACGTAGTGAGCTAAAAGATTCAAAAGGAAAATACGGTAGAGTCTTAGGATCTATAGTGGTAGATGATTTAGACATCAATCAAGCTATGGTCGCACAAAATTTAGCCGTCAAATACTTCGGGCAAAGCAAAGCTGACGTTGAAGCCGAACATATGCTAAACAGACAAAAGTTAATTGACTCAGGTGCATATGTGCCTGAATCTGATATATAATCAAATTATGGCTAAAGAGAAAGTTAAAAAAGTAATCAAAGGTCTAAAGAAAGCTAGCAAGACACATGCCCAACAAGCTAAAACTTTAGAATCTGTAGGATTCAAAAAAGGTGGCTCTGCTAAAAAAGCTAAAAGCGGCGGTAAAATCTGCCCTAAAGGTAAAGCCTGGGCTAAAAGAACTTTTGATACCTATCCCTCTGCATATGCAAATATGGCAGCCTCTAAATACTGTAAAGATCCAAACTATGCTAAAGGCGCTAAAGGAAAAAAGGTTAAAAAAGCTAGAGGTGGCTTGGTTTCTATTAGAGGCCAAGGTGCCATAATGTCCGACAGGCGAAGATAATGGGACAACTAAAACAATGGCGTGAACAAAACTGGGTTCGTATAGGAACTGATGGTGAGATTAAAGGACCTTGCGGCACTAGTAAAGATAAAAAAAACCCTGATAGATGTTTACCTGCAGCAAAAGCTAGGAGCTTATCTAAATCAGAAAGAGCATCAACCGCAAGGAAAAAGAAAAAAGCAGGTCGCAAAGGCAAAACTGTTGTAGCTAATACACCAAAGGCAAAAGTAAGAATGAAAAAAGGTGGTTTTATAGCAAAGGGTTGTGGTAAAGTAATGAGTAACCGTAGGAAGGTTACTACAATAAGTTAGGAGTATTAATGCCAGGTCATTACAAAAAAAGCAAAAACGGTAGCATGATGAAAAAATCTAAGGGCGGAAAAATTATGAAAAAGTCCAAAGGTGGTATGATGATGAAGAAATCGAAAGGTGGCTCCATCATGAAAAAATCAAAAGGCGGCATGATGATGAAAAAGTCCAAGGGTGGCAGT